TTCTAAATGATACAAAAGACCCTCTGATAATAATAATCGATTAACAGTTTCGTCTAATTTTATGCGAGTGCAGCAATTCATTACTTTAAATTAACCAATTTATATTTAGTGGTCTCTATTAGAGATACTATTTCATCCACTTGATTTTGAATATAACTATCTTGTGGAATTTGTTTTCTAGTGGTTTCTACGAATTTGCATAAAGCTTCAAAATAAGTGACAAAATTATCGTCTTCTCTTAATGTTGCCGCCATTTTATATCCACGAATGATCCCGTATCTACCCTGAATAGATTCTACGAGATCATCAATCTTGCCAATGATGCCTTCATAGTAGTCTCCAAGAGCACCGTGTGCAGCATGGGAGCCAGGTCCATTAACTTGCCAATGGTATATGTGAGCTTGATTTCTAGACTGTAGTAATGTGCCTATAAAAAGTGTTAATTGTTCCATTATTTTTTATCTTTTTCGGTTTTCTTTTTGTTTTCTTCTGGTTTTTTAGACTTTTCTATTTGTTCAAGTTTTGTCATAAGATCGTCTACTTTATCCATTATTTGTGCTATATGCTCTTTGTGTTTAGAAGCACTTTTTGGATCTTCTTTAGCCATATCCATGTGCTCTTTACGCTTCTTTTCAAGAGTATCAATGGCTTTTTTTAGTTTATCTGTAACAGTGCCTTTTTTTTCTTCGAGTGCTTTTTGTTTTTTTCCGTATTCTTCGTATAATTCGTTTGCAACATCTTTTGCCATATCTTCGTCTGCAAAAGTAGCGTGAACCTGGTCAGGCGCTAGTTGATGTCCTGCTCCGATACCCATTAAAGGATCTATTGGTTTTACTAATGATGTTAATTGACAACCTGAATATGGTTTTTGGACAACGAATAGTTGATTTATCGCTCCAGGTATAACTGGATTTTCAGATTCTTTCAATTGTTTCTTTTTGTTTGTTTTCATTTCTGCATGTATTTGTAAAGCTGCTATATAGTCATTTAAATTTCCTTTTGTGCATCCAACTTTTTCGCCCCTTGATCCGTCTGATTTCTTTTTATAAACGCACTTGTTTTTTCTATCTATAGAATAAGGCATGTGTTTTTAATAAATATTTTAAATTTTAGTGTTTTTAAGTTTTTCTATATTCGATTTTATTTCACTGTAAACTTTAGTTTTATCTATTTTTGACCAATCTTCTATATCTCCATTTTCTGTTACAAATGTATTGTTTTCTTTCATCCACGATTCTAAAGCCATTTCAAAATCTTCAAGACTAGCATTTTTATTATTATTAACGATATTACTAGCATAATCTTCCCATTTGCCCTCTAGTTTTATTTTTGTTTCCATTTCTGCTACGCAATCTAAACACATTTTATGTATAGCATACATTTTTTTATTAACTTGATCTGTGCGTAATGGCTTTTTACAATTAGGACATAATAATGGCATGATAGCCAAGTTTTTTATTTTATCTATCTTTGTTATAGATTGTTTAATTCCATTTTTAATTGTCCACTTTTTTCCGTTCTCTTCCCAGATTTCTCCATCTGTACGATCTTTAATGTCCTTCTCATATCCAGACTGTATCTGCGTACGATCTCCTGCGTTACCTGTAATTATATTACGCATTCTTTGTACCGTACTCTTATTAAACTCTCTTTTTAAACTCATAAACCAAATTTTTGAAGTATTGAAATTGTTTTGTCTGCATCTGTATGTCTAATTCCTATTCCACCAGCATCTCTCCATGGAATTGTATTTCTATAATAATCATCTATTAGTATAGAATTTTTAGGTTCGTAATTATTTAATACTATATGCTTGTTTCCTGTTTGTTCAAATATGATGTCTTTTGGTTGGGGATTCAGATTATTTTTAATCCACAATAATTTACCTTGTTCAGCATATTTGAATTTACTGGGACTCGATAATATCATCGGAGAATAATCTGCTATGTATGCCCATAGTTTTTCAGCTCCTGGAAACCATGGCATCTCTGACCAATATTTGATTCCAACATCATCGATAGCTTTTTTCAGTATTTCTGGACCTTTTTCATTGGCGTATTCTCTCGGTAACACTCCGTAGTAGTGATCGAACTGTTTTTCAAAATCGCATAAGACTCCATCCATGTCACAAAATATATTGAACCTCGTAGGTTTGCTCATTTCTAGAATTTCTAGTAAACGAGATTCATATATCATATTGTTTTTTGCTCCGTATTTTCTCATAATCATTCCTGACACTGCGTTTGCTTCGTTTTCGATATTAGTTCCATCACCGCCTGCACCCATATAAAGCATGCTATCTTCATTTTGTTTGTGATGAACTAATTCGTGGGATAGTGTTCTTAGTATATCTGCTAAATTTCTTTTACCTATATAAACGTATAATGTATTGATTCTTGGATCGTATTTACCAAAACTCGTATTTTCTTTAGCCCACTTATCATCATCAAAAAACACCATTTTAGGAAGCTTATCGATGTTTAAATACTGTTTACAGAACAGTAAAAAATCTTTTATTATAGATGTTTTTTCTTCTGGCGTCATTTTATTATCTTGGTTAGTAAACCAAAAACTTTTTTAGTTATGCCCTTATTATAAGCTGAATCCGGTAAAAATTTTGCGAATGCTTCAAAATCTCCGTTTTTTAGAGCTTGTCGCATTTGCGTTGCGCTTATTCTGTCAAATTGATCTGGTATAACTATTTGCTTTACTTTTTCTGGGTATTTTTCTTTAAGTTTTGAAAAGTATCCAAGATTTTCAGCCTCTTCTTTTGCAGCTCCAACGTATATCGTTTTTACTTCAGGATTCTGTTCTATGTACCTAAATATATCTTTTATTGGTGTGCCTTCTGTTGATTCTTTAACGCGTATTTTACTATTTGGTTCAGACAATAAATAATCTTGCCATATTTTTAAACTGTCTTTTGATGTTATTCCAAATTTAGATACGTTACTTATTATAACATATACCATATTAACATTTGGTTGATTTGCCAAATATTTAGCGGCTTCAAAATGACCTTTATGAGGAGGTTTAAATTTTCCGGGATAAAAACAAGGTCCTGTTAATTCGTTAACTTCTTTTAGTATATCCTCAATGATCTCTTTTCCTATTAGTGAATAATCACGCATTAACAAAATTATTTAGCTTTTTTACTATTGTTTGTGGATCATCGAAACTTAATTGGTTTATATTTTTAATTTGCGATAATATCTTATCGTTCATAGCTTTTATTTTCGCCAAAGACTCAGCTTTTTCTTCAGGCGTTTTTTCTTTGCCTCGTACTTTAAATGGATCGAAAAATTTTCTTTTTATTTCTGGATTTGATGGATCGAAGTTTGGGAACTCTACATCCGTCTCATCGTAAGCTTTATAGACTATAAGATTTTTTCCAAACAAATTCTCATAATCTTTTATATTATCAAATAAAGATGACCAACTTCTTAGTATTATTGATGGCATTAATGTTCTGCCTCCTTCTTCGCCTCTTCTAATATTCCTGCTTAGAGATATATCAGGCGTAACAAATACAAGAACCATCATAGTCTTATAACCTAAAGACTCTAGCTCCTGTTTTTTCTTTGCCACCTCTCTTTTAGATGCACCAGTACCATCAATAATTATATCTTTTAAATCTGTTTTCGATTTTTCATATCTTTGTTTGTGCATTTTTTGCGCAGATCCCATTGCTTTAGCCGCTGCTGATAGTTGTTCTGGTGATGTATACTTTCTAAAATCCAATGGCAAATCTGACTTTTGTAAAAGAGGTTCATAGATATCGTCTATATTTAGTACAATAAAATCTCCAATAGTGTCAATATACTCTTTTCTAAAAGATGTTTTACCTGCTCCAGCAGAACCTGCCATAAAAATAGCTAGTGGTTTGTTATTTTTTTCTTCTAAGAATAGAGATTTTAGCGATATCATACATATAAATATTAGACTTATAACTTAATGCTGTTAGGTAATGTAAGCATTTCTATTTCTTGTTCAGGATTCATCATTCTGTACGTTTCGTATGTGTGTAAAAACATTTTAAAATAATCGTCTATAGGTTTATCGCCTTCTTTTAATTCCCATCCGTTTCCTTGAATTCTTTTGCCTGTTTTATCTGCACCTCTTTTACTTGACTTTAACCACAGTACGCCTGTTCTATCTACTTTTTGACCAAATGTTTCTTCATACGCTTTAGTGTATGCTGCCATTTGTAAAAAATAACTATTGTGAATCATTGTAGATGTTTTAATATCAATAACCCATATCTCTCCATTCAACTTAACTAATAGATCAAGAGTCCCAGAATATTTGTGAGTATCAGAATACATAAATTCTTCAGACATTAGTAGTTCTGGTTTGTACGTTGTCCAAAAATCATAAAACCCTAATATCATTTTCCACACATGAGTATTATAATTTACATGTCCATCGTGATCAATCCACCTTACTTCTTCTCCTTTGAGGATCTTTTCTGCAGCATGATGTACTTGATTTCCCTCATCGCCAGCTCTTCTCATAACTATATCTGCATTATGTCCTGTGTCTTTTAGCCATGTTTCAAAAAAAGCTCCTTTAGGAAAATATCCTAAAATAGTTGTTACAGATGGATAGAAAACCCCAGGAGATCTCTGATAGTATCTCGCGTCTGGTAATGTGATTTGTCTAAGTTCAGGATCGGTTTCCACGATCATTTTTAAGCGTTTATCTTTAAAGATATTACTTGATTTTTGAATCATACTAATTGCATTTTTTTGGTAAATAAATCTGCGAATGTTAGCTGTTTTGCGTTGTGCAAAAGTTTTATCATAGCTTCAAATCCCAGATCAGAAGGGTCTTTTCCTCCTAATTCTATTAGATAGACTTCTTTTCCCATATTAATTAAATTTTCAGCATACGTTAAGGCTTCCTCTAGCGCATCGTTATCTAATGCGATGTACACCGTCTTAACTTCAGATTGAGCCAATCTTAGCATTAAGGCTTTTGGTATTGTTTTTCCAAATAACGGTATAGCATTTCTTTTTATCGCGATAGCGTCAAAAGAACCTTCGCACAGAATAACTGGAATTTTCCAATTTATATAGTATTCGAACCCTATTATGTCAGTTTTTGAGCAGCTTGGAGCGTCATATTTAAGTCTTGCATCTTTTTCAAATGATCTGGCTATAAAATAATTCAGCTTACCAGATTTGTCATATGAAGGCACAATAATCCTATTTCTATATCGACCCGATGAGCAATATCCAATATTGTATTTTACAATATCGTGATCAGTTATCTTACGATTTTTGAGATAACTTATAGCGTGTCTATGTTCTATGTTTATACCTTTTGGTATTATACTTAACGGTACAAATTCTTTTGGTAATTCAACAGATTCAAAATCTGGTTTTTCTATAACGGTTTTATCTCCATCGAAATAGCTTTTCATTTCTTTTTGCTTGTCTACACTTATTCCCAATTTTTTTAATAATGAAACAGGAGATTTACCTTTGGTAGGAGGATGACAAGTCCAACAGTTATATTGACCTGTTTTTATGTTTACCACTAATTTTGGCTTTTTATGTTTGCACACCGGACAATGGAACATATGATCAGCTCCATTTTTGTCGGGTTTTGATTTACCTAAAACCGATTCGAGTAGTCCTAAGATGTATTTACTATTATCCATACTATAAATTTGCAATAATTATTCTATATAAAGAAGCTTTTTTTCTATGTACTAAGAAAAAAAATTTTCTTTGTAAAAATAAAAATACAATATTGCATATATTAATGTGCAAAATTGAGCTCTATACCGTAGCTTGGTGGGATTCCATGAGCGAGTCGTAGATCAATTGGTATAGCACTACCAGGCGCGAGACAAATACGTCAGGTATAAAAATAAATATGCTAAATAAAAGCTATCGAATATCGTAATAACGACGGGGTAATTTCCGCAGGGCGATAGAAATAAACTAACATATTAAAATGGAGTCACCGAAAAAAAAGATAATACCCTGTTAATAATTGGGATATGCAAAAAAACAAAATAATATGGTACAGGAAAACAACATCTTTAACAAAGATTTTTTAGCTGCGTTGAATGAATTATCAATTGGAGAAAATGAACTTGATGGAATATACGCATATCTTTCAATGTTTAGTGACGATATTAGTACTGAAGAAAAGGCTTTTTGGGCTGTATTACTAGAAAAATTTGATCCTGAATATAATGAAGAAATAGATGAAGAAGATACAGATACTGAGTCTTGACGATTGCGATAAGTGCAAAAAATATAAAAATTTGTTACGCGAATCGATGGTAGTATATATTGATATATCATGCAATGATTCTAACAATTCTAAATTTTGCGATAGTGTAGAAAATATTATCTCGTGTGATTTATACCCAATAACTATTGTCGATAACAAATATATCGTATCATTAACAATGGATTACCAGAAACTATCAGGGGTTACCACTGTTGATAATCAATTTATAATGTATGCTCACTCGATAAATAATATGCATAATATCGTTATGAATTTGTTACATTTATAAAAAATAGTTTATGAAAAAATTAACAGCTGAACAAATCAGCGAAAATCTGGAAAAGTTTTATGCATATATTGAAAAATATATAACTGGAGAACGGAAAGATCAACTAATCAAATTCTATAATGCAGTGGAATATGATCTTGCTACAGCACCAGCAAGTACAAAAGTATCTCATCACAACTGTTTCCCAGGTGGATATTTGGACCATGTTTTAAGAGTCGTTGAAGCTGCACTTGTGTTAGATCGAGTGTGGGATAAATTTGATCAGAAAAAAAATTATACTTTAGAAGAATTAGTTTTTTCGTGTATCAATCACGATCTAGGTAAGTTAGGATGTGACGGAGAATCTTTTTACATTCCGAACGATTCAGATTGGCATATTAAAAACCAAGGCGCATACTACAAAATAAACACAAAAATGTCGCACATGAGAATCGCAGACAGAAGTTTATATTATTTGCAAAGATCCAACATACCAGTTACAGAAAACGAGTTCTTAGCAATAAAGTTACACGATGGGTTATATGAAGAAGGTAATAAACCATACTACATAACGTTCTCTGAGGACACAGCAATAAGATCTAATCTACCATATATCATACACCAGGCAGATTTACTCGCATCAAAAGTAGAAACACAAAATAAATAATATATGATTACAACAATAACAATAATTCTTTGGGTAGTTACAATACTCTCATGGGTAATATATAATCTCTATAATAAAAATGTAAAGTTAGAGAATACCGTAATAAAACAATCGAATTTTATAAACAACATCTTATCCACATTTAAAGATCTAAATAAAGCAGTAGAGCAAATAGACGCAAAGATTTGGGTACAATCCGATCCAGAGTTAACCAATCTTTTCGATTCTGTAAAAGAAATACAATCAAGGGTAAAAGATTATTTAGATAATAACTAATTAGCATGGAATTAGAAACAAATTTAGACTTGGGTTTAACCAAAGTTGGTAAGCCAAGAAAAAGAAAACCTAAGACAAAAAACGTATATTTTACAGAAGAAACAGAAAACGCTATTCTGCAATATAGATCTGCTAAGACTTACGAAGAAAAAAATAAACTATACAATCAAAGTATTCACTATGCTTTTTATAAATTAGCAGAAAATATTATCCATACGTTTAAGTTTTACTATACAGACGTCGATAATATTGAAGATCTTAAATACGAAGTTATATCGTTTTTATTACAAAAAATAGATTTATACGATCAATCAAAAGGCAAAGCGTATTCGTATTTTGGGACAATTGTTAAAAGATATCTGATCTTATACAATCAAAAAAATTACAAAAAGGTAACTTCTAAAATAGATTTTCAAGAGATACACAACGAAGAAAACACAATTTCAAAGTTAATAGAACAGCCCAACGAAAATCCCATAGACAGATTAGACGTTATAGATATTCTGGTAAAATATTTAGAAGATAATCTTTTTGATCTTTTTGAAAAAGCAGACGAAATAAAAACAGCTGATGCTATCATAGAAATATTTAAAAAGAGAGACAAACTTGATATAACAAATAAAAAAGCTATATTCATATATGTAAAAGAAATGACTGATGTAAACTCAATTACAATTACGAAGGTGATAAAGCAAATAAAAATCATATACCGTAAGATACTCAATAGTCATATTGAAAATATTGATTAGCAATATTTATTCTAAAGATATGGAACTAGATAAGGAATTATTTGATGGCAAAAAAATATCTGATCTCGTCAAAGAAATATATGAAAAACATAAATCCCAAGACGAGAATATCTCCCGTGAAATAACTAGGTTGTCAGAACTTATATCTTCTCCTGGAGATGCTATCATTATTGTGCCTCTTCTAAAAGGTTTTTTTGATTCTAGTTTAAAAAACGATGAAGTTTTAATGAAAATACTCGGTATTTTTCAAAAAGCTTCTGAAAAAAGTCAATCTCAAGATGCAGATTCGTCAATATTATCTGAGAATGATATAGCTCAACTTTTTAAAGATGTTAACATTTTACAAATAGACGATACTAAAAAACTAAAACAGTAAAATGTTTAACGCGTATAAAAATATTCAGGGACAAGGCAAACAACTCTTAATAGCGAGGGTAAAAAAAGTTATTTTAGGTCCAAAGATAAATGATTCGACGGTGGATCCTGATTACACGAGCGAAAAGGATTTGGGTGCTATAAAATATGAATTACTATACTCAGGAAAAATGACCACTGGTCAACTTGATACGACCAAACCAGCTTATCCAATCCATGGATTTATTAGACAATATCCGCTAATTAATGAAATAGTTTTGTTGGTTCAGGGTCCTTCTGCTGATATGAATGATTCATCTCAGAATCAAGACCTGTTTTACTTTCCCCCGTTTTCTTTATTTAATTCTGCGCATATGAATCCTTTTCCAAATATGGAAGAATACGCAGCATATATAAAAAATCAATTAGTAGATACAACAAGAGCTGAAACTGATACTAGTTATCTATCGCTACCTGTAGGAGCTACGTTCGTGGAAAAAGATAACGTAAAAAATCTAAGACCGTTTGAAGGTGATACTATAATTCAAGGTCGATGGGGACAATCCATTAGATTTGGATCTACAGTGCCAACTATGAAATCATCAAATCCGTGGTCTTTGGCATCTAATGAATTATTAAATTCTGGTGATCCTATAAGTATTTTCGTTAATTCGCAAAGAAAATATGTCACTAACGTAGAAAAGAATTCTCCTACTACAGTGGAAGATATAAACAAGGACGGATCATCTATATATATGACATCTACTCAACCTATAATTATTGACGACATAAACACTTTTCAAATAAGATCTTGGAAGTTATCTACATCTGTTGATCCAAAAGTAAATGTTGTGGTAATACCTGAACAAGTTCCGAGATCTAACGAATTCATATCAGCGAAAGATCAAGACGATAAATCATTAAATATATAATGCTTAATCCTCAATTCCCATATAAAAACAACCAAATAATACTATCTTCTGATAGAGTAGTATTACACGCTAAATCTGATGGAATATTCTTATTTGGAAAACAAATGGTTGCAATAGCGTCTAACGGAACAGTTAATATAGATGCAAAAGAAAAGATCCTAATCGACTCTGACGTTATTGAATTAGGAAATGATGCTGTACTAAGAGGAGAACCAGTAGTTAAGGGGTATAAGTTAATAAACCTACTACTTGAAATGTTGACAACTATAAATTATTGCGGTACACAACTATCAGCAGTATCAAAAACGGGAGATGCTAAATCTTGGTTGATAGTTCAAGAAACAGGCATTGAGTTAAGAAACATGAGCGAAAGAATGGTTGGTTTACTTAGCGATACGCAAGGTCCTAATTTTATGCTATCTAAAAACACATTCACTAGATAATGGCAACCACAAAAACAGCGCAACCTCCTCGCACTTTAACTAAAAGTGAAGAAGCAAGTCTTCAAGTGGGATTTCAGTTAATGGGATTTAACGCTAAAGCGTCTAAAAAACTTACGCAACAGGTCGCAGGAACAACAGCTATTGGACTAAATCGATTTTCTACAGAATTTATTAAAATAGTAAAAAAAGTTGATAGAACAACGACGGATATCTTACAAGGAGTTCCAACTGATGTAGGAGCACAAAAAATAAATCCATTAAAATATGGGCTTATACCACTAGTTGAGTTAATGTCGTCCATTGATTTGTGTAATATACTAAATTACTTAATCGATCAAGTACCAGGAGGTAAAAAATTTAATCCTAATGATACTAAAGAAAGAGATACAGCATTAGGTAGAGCTAAATATAAATTACAATACGCAGCGTATAGAATACAGGGGTATATAGATGGATATTATAATGCAATTGACGATATATCAAATCCAAAAAA